GGTCAAGCAGTCGTTGGTGTTTCCTCAGCTAGTGTTTTGTCAGCGGCAGCCGTAGGTACGGCATTGTCTGCTGTTGGTGCAGGCTTGGTCTTAGGTGGCATCTCCCAAATGATTTCCCCTACGCCACCGTCAGGGCCTGAGCTGAAAGAGGCAAACCGGATTCAGAACTTCAGCTTCAGCGGAATCACTAACACCAATCAGCAGGGCCTTGCGGTTCCAATAGCCTACGGGCGTGTTGTTGTCGGTTCGGCTGTGATCAGCAGCGGTTTTGATGTTGATCACTCTGCTAAGGAAACTATTGATCCGCGCCTGCAGGGCTTGCCGTTCAGTATGCGTAAGAAGTACGGCGCGGTGTTTGAAGTCACAGACATTCTTGGGTTCACTTAAAAATGATTGACGAAAAGCTGATTCAGGGTGCTGGTGGCGGTCGCAGTAGCGGCGGCGGCAAAGGCGGCGGCGGAGGTGGCAGAACTCCGATTGAGCAGGATGACAGTCTCGTTTCGGAACAGTTTGTCAGCATCCTTGAGCTGCTTTGTGAAGGTGAAATTGAAGGATTAGATGACGGCGCTAAAAGCATTTTTTTGGATGACACGCCAGTTCAAAACAGTGACGGATCTGTAAATTTTGATAACTTTACCGGAACTTTTGCGTTTGGCACGCAAGGGCAACCTCACATTCCTAACCCTGCGGGCGGCATACAAAACGAAAGAGCGGTAAATGTTGAGGTAACAAATGCAGGTTCTGTTACACGATCAATTACGAACTCAAACATTGATCGTGTTCGTGTAACGATTTCAATCCCTTCGCTTCAAAAAATTGAAGACGATGGCGACCAGGTTGGCCATTCTGTCGACATAAAGATTCAGGTTCAATATGACGGCGGCGGCTATAACGATGTTGTCACTGATACGATCAGTGGCAAGAGCAGTAGTCGTTATCAGCGGGACTATCTTGTAAACCTAACTGGCAGTTTTCCCGTTGATTTGCGTGTTGTTCGCGTAAGTTCAGATGAAACCAGCACAAGACGCGCAAGCTCAACATTTTTTAGCAGCTACACAGAGATTCAGGATGAAAAGCTTGCCTATCCAAACACTGCTTTGGCTGGCCTGCGTTTCAGCTCAAGACAGTTCCAAAACATCCCACGGCGCAAATATTTGATCCGTGGCACAAAGGTCAGGATTCCAAGCAACGGCACTGTTGACACCACAACGCACTTGGGGCGCATCACTTACTCTGGGCTTTTTGATGGCACGCTGTCTGCGGCGACATGGACAAATGATCCAGCGTGGTGCTTATATGATTTGCTTACGGACACAAGATATGGATGCGGTGTTCCAGAGGCATCACTTGATGTTTTTGATTTTTATGAGATCAGCCGTTATTGCAATGAGCTTGTTGATGATGGCAAAGGTGCACAAGAGCCACGCTTCAGCCTCAACCTTCTGCTCAACACTCGTGACGAGGTTTACAACGTTATTCAGCAGCTGACCAGCATCTTTAGGGGCATCAGTTACTACGGCGCTGGCTCACTTGTTCTGCGTCAAGACAAGCCTGCTGATTCTCAGTACCTGCTCGGCCCTAGCAACGTTATTGATGGCCTGTTCACCTACAGCGGCACAGCTGAGAAGGTACGACACACCTGCGCTACCGTGGCATGGCAGAGCTACGACATGCTTGGTGAGGTTGAATATGAATATGTTGAAGATCATGACGCCGTTGCAAAGTACGGCATCGTCAATAAGGACGTAAAAGCAATCGGCTGTTATAGCCAAGGCCAAGCGCATAGGCTGGGCAAGTGGTTGCTTACTAGCGAAAGGCTGCTTTCGGAAACAGTCAGCTTTGGTGTTTCCATTGACGCTGGGATTGCTGTTACGCCAGGCATTGTTATTGACATTGCTGATCCCCTGCGTGCTGGCACACGTCGCAGCGGCAGGGTTAGCTCTGCAACTACAACTGTTGTCACTATTGATAGTGACACTGATCTGTCTGTAAACCTGTCAAACAGTCCGACGCTTTCTGTCCTGTTGCCAACAGGGTTAGTTGAAACAAAAACGATCGACAGCATTTCAGGCGCTGCAATCACTGTCAGCGAGGCGTTCAGCCAGGCACCACAGGCGCAGGCAATCTATCTAATCCAAACCAGCGATATACAATCGCAGCAATACAGGGTGGTGTCTGTTGCTGAGGGTGGCGATGGAACTGTAGGGGTCACTGCTGTTGCCTATAACGAATCAATTTATGCAAATGTTGAACAAGACATTGCTCTCACAACGCGAGACATTAGCAATCTGAGCACTACACCAAACGCACCGGAAAACCTGTCTGGTACTGAGTTTTTGTATCAAGAGGGGCAAACGGTTCACACAGGTTTTGATTTAAGCTGGCAGCATGACAGGCTTAATGTCAACGAGTTCCGTGTTAAATACAAGCTCGACGATGACAACTTCATTGAGCTAAATACTTCAAACCCGTCGATTACTCTACGCAGCCTTAAGTCTGGAACTCTCACCGTTCAGATTCGTGCGATTAACTATTTAGGCAAGCAAAGTTCAACAGCATCAGCAACGTTCACGCTTGTCGGAAAAACGGCAGTGCCTGCTGATGTTCAGAACTTGTCTATTGAGCCGATTAGTGCCAACAGTGCGCGTCTGCGCTGGGATCAGACTGTTGATCTCGACGTGAAGGTGAACGGTCTTGTTCACATCAAGCACAGCAACCTAACTGACGGGACAGCGACTTGGCCTAACTCTGTTGACTTGATCCCTGCTGTTGCGGGCAACTCGACTGAAGCCATTGTTCCCTTAGTTGCTGGTGAGATATTCGCCAAGTTTGAGGATGACCTAGGCAACAAGAGCACGAACGCCACCAGCGTGATTATGCAGTTCCCAGACACTCTGGGACGACTTGCAGTCGAAACCCGTAGGGAAGACTTAGACAGCCCCCCGTTCCAAGGGACTAAGACCGATTGTTTCTATGACGAGGGTTTGGATGCATTGATTATTGACGGTGACGAAGATATCGATGACCAAACGGATTTTGACGACATCAGCTCATTTGACACCCTCGGTGACATTTTGTCTTCTGCTGAATACCAGTTCGTAAATGCTCTTGATCTGGGCGCACGATTCTCGCTAGACATTCAGCGTCGGTTTGTCACACGGGCATTTTTCCCCAACGACCTGATTGATTCGCGCACAGCAAATGTTGACGATTGGAACGATTTCGATGGCACAGACGCTGATGCAGTCAATGCCAAGCTGTATTTCAGAAGCACCAACGACGATCCATCAGGATCCCCAACTTACGGAGCCTGGCAGGAGTTCATTTCTGGAACGTTTGAGGCCAGGGCATTTCAATTCAAGGCAGAGCTAAACAGCTCCGATATTGCGCAGAACATTCTGATTGATGAGCTGGGCTACGAAGCGACGTTCCAGCGTCGGCAAGAAAACAGCAACGGCACTATTGCTTCAGGCACCAGCACCAAGAGCGTGACATTCGACAAAGCGTTTTTCGTGGGCACAGCATCGCTTGGTGGATCTAACGCTTACCTGCCGAGCGTTGCGGTAACGGTTCAGAATCTTGGCAACGGCGAGCGGCTAAACGTCAGCAATGTCAGCGCCACTGGCTTTGACGTAGACATTTTGAATAGCAGCAATGCCAACGTGGATCGCAACTTCATTTACCAAGCTGTGGGCTACGGCAAAGCGGTTTAACATAAAGGCACTGTTGTCTAAAACGGGCTAAGGCATGGCTACTCACGACTATGTGATCGCGAATGGCACGGGGAGCGCGGTGAGAAGCGATCTCAATAATGCCCTGGCTGCAATCGTTAGCCAGAACAGCTCTTCATCTGAGCCTGGGACGACCTACGCATATCAAATCTGGGTTGACACCAACACCAACACCATCAAGCTCAGGAACAGTTCAAACGATGCTTGGCTTGACGTTGGGACCACGGCGGGTGGCGCCAGGTCGGTCACTGATGCAGTCATCAACTCCGTCATTGTGGGCAATGGGGCAGGCGACGTTGGATCAAACACTGTTGTCGGCAAAACCGCGTTAGATTCAAATACTTCGGGTGCACGCAATACGGCTGTTGGTGAAGATGCTTTGACTGCAAATACCACTGGTGATGACAATATCGCAATAGGCCATAATTCTTTAGACGCAAACACCACAGGTGACGCTAATACCGCCGTTGGCAAAGACGCTTTAAGCGCAACCAGTACAGCCAGCAGCAATACTGCAGTTGGCAAAAGTGCCCTAGCAGCTAACACTGGGAGCAGCAACACGGCTTGTGGAAAAGATGCTCTTTTGGTAAATACTAGTGGCACCAATAACACTGCTGTTGGCGCTGGGGCTTTAGCTGACAACACTGCATCCGAATCTACTGCCGTTGGCTATAACGCGTTGAACAATAATACATCTGGGACGAGAAATACTGGCCTTGGTTATTCCTCATTAGCAACAAGCACTACTGGTGGTAGCAATACTGGCGTTGGTTATCAAGCACTTTATTTCAACACTACTGGTAGTGACAATGCTGCTGTTGGTCAAAACTGTCTTCTCAATAACACAACTGGCGCAAGAAATACGGCAGTAGGTTCTAACGCTTTAGATGCAATTACGACTGGGACTAACTGTACTGCTGTGGGCATGGATGCGCTCACGGCTAACACTGGCTCAAGCAATACAGCTATCGGTACGAAAGCCGCAGACGCTAATACCTCAGGTACACACATTGTGGCTATTGGTGAGCATACCCTCGGAGCTAATACAACAGGAACCCGCAATACTGCGGTTGGTAATTCTGCTTTAGGCGCTAATACCACCGCTAATGACAATACTGCTGTTGGCTTCGCTGCGTTAGAAAACAGTACCACTGGTACTAATAACACTGCCGTTGGCAGAGATGCCATGGAGGAGAATACTACAGGCAATAATAATGCCGCGTTTGGTACGTTTGCTTTAGAAGCAAGCACAACAGCGACCGACAATAGTGCCTTCGGTTACGCCGCAATGGTGAACAATACAGAAGGCTTTCAGAATACTGCTCTTGGTTCTAATGCCCTCAGGACAAACACAACAGGAGATAACAATGTAGCTGTTGGATATGGTGCGTTGTATAGCGCAACAACGGCTGACGAGAATGTAGCGGTTGGCAGGGATGCAGCCAACGACATTACTACTGGCGCTAGAAACACAGTGGTGGGTACTTTCTCTCTTGATGCTTGTACCACTGGCACCGACAACACTGCTGTTGGCAGAAACTCGGCTGGGGCCTTAACTACTGCGATTGAATGTACAAGTGTTGGTAGTGATGCGAATGAAAACCTGACGACTGGTGATGGCAATTCAGCCTTTGGCCGTCTTGCTGGTTATCTGATCACAACGGGTGAATTTAACACTTGCCTTGGACGACGTGCAGGCGACAACCTTACAACGGGCAGCAGAAATCTCTGCGTCGGCAATGACGCTGAGGCACCTGCAGCAGACGCCACAGACAGCATTAATATCGGCTATCAAATCACGGGTCAAGGCTCTAACCACTTCACTTTTGGCAAATCAGGCAATATTGTTTACAACCAGTTCACCTCAAACGCATCCTGGACTCGTTCATCTGATGTTCGCCTGAAAAAAGACATCCAGTCCAACACAGATTTAGGTCTTGCTTTTATCAACGACCTTCGGACAGTTACTTACAAGTGGAAGGCACCGTCAGATCTTGACCCTAATTTCTCTGGTTACGACGCAAGCAAAACTGAGGCTGATTACACCAGCAAAATGTATGGCTTTATTGCTCAAGAGGTCAAGCAGGCGCTAGACGATCACAACGTCACTGATTTCAACGGCTGGAGCGAAGACAGAGAAGGTCTTCAAGGCATCAGCTACGAAATGTTCGTCATGCCGTTGGTAAAAGCGGTGCAGGAACTGTCGGCAGAAAATACTGCGCTCAAGGCTAGACTTGATGCTGCAGGCATCTGACCTCTACTTTTCACAGAACAATGCCCGAAGAAACCCTGACTGCTGAAGAGATTCAGGCTCATTACGATGCCGCTCTGGATTCAGTTACGCTCATTACGGATCTGATGGCACTAGACAGCCGTAACGACGACCAGACTGCAACTGTTGCCCGCAACGTCGAGCACCTGCAGATCATGGTCGCTAAGGACTACTGGACTGCTGCTCAGGATCTTGCACCTCTGAACGCTGCCATCACCGCTGGTTCTTAATGTCGGCTCATCGGCTGGCGTTGTGCTTTTACTTGCTGGTCGCATCTTGGGCGATGGCAATCGTCAGCACCGCCCATATCATGTATGGCGCTGGCTACTCACAGGCACAGCGTGATTTTCTTGCACAACAGCAATGCAACGCCCTGACCCAATGATCGCGTCCAAACCTGGTGCGGAGGACGTGCAGGCTATGGCGGCAAGAACGCTGTGGCTTGAAGAGCTGTACTTCCTTGATGGCCGTGACCAGATCAGCCATCCTCAATATGGCTTGTTCACTGGTCTTGCTCTCAAATATCAGAACCTGCAGTCAACTGACGGCATCTGATGGCTAAATCCCTGAACGGGCAAACATTTGTTGTCGGTAAACCGAAACGGACCACACAGGGAAATGGTCAACACTCACGCCCAAAAAAGGGACGAAAGAAGTACCGTGGCCAGGGAAAACGCTAATTCTTCTGATGATCAAGCGTCTTGTTTTTGGTGTAGCCGCTGGCGCACTTGCCTTGGCTCCCCTCTCTGCCCGCGCAGATTGGTACGTCAACCCTGAGCTGAATGTGGGCGTCGGCCTTGACTCTGGTGTTGGCTCAGGCATTCTCGAAGGTCATGTCGGCTATGACTTCGATAACGGTGCCTATGTGCAGGCTGGACCTGCCGTAGTGTTCCCTGACGCTGGTGAAAAAGAGATCGAGTTCACTGGCAAAGCTGGTGTGAGCGGTGGCCCGCTTTACGGCGAGGTGTCTTTCAGCACCGGCGATGACTTTGGCCTCGGTTTCAAAACTGGCGCTAAGTTCTCTTTCTGAGCTACCTTCTGGTTGGAACCTCACACGTTTCGTGGCCCCTTTGCAGGGGCCTTTTTCATATGCAAAAGGTCTACAACCTGCTTGGCGTTCTTGGCTTCGTGATGTCTGGCACGATGGCCGTCATGGGCGTGCTGGCTTACACGCGCGTACCGTCAATGGTCAAAAACTACGCCAGCGAGCTGAAGCTAGAGCTGACAAAAACAATCCTTGATCAGGTGCCTGTTCCGGAGATTCCTGAGATGCCGAAACTGCCGACCGAAACTGGTCCTGCGATCACGTCACCATTTTAGTTTCAGCTTGCGGCTCTGGTTCTGGCTTGTCCCAATATTCAAGCCACTCGCGCAGTGCTGCACCTGTTGGCGTTCCTTTCGGCCAGCGCACGAACTTGAGCAGTGCCTTCGGATCAGTAAACAGCATGGACGACTTGCCAGACATGCAGGTGTATACGATCGGCGGACCTTCGCGATGTTTAGTTCGTTCGATCCACAGCTGACCTGCTGTAAACCGCTCTGATTTCATGGAGATCCGAGAGATTGTCGTGCCTGAGATTAACTCGTCTGTTGATCTGCCGCAGGTTGCAATACCGCAAGCGCCGCCGATCACATTGGACATCGGCGTTCCTGTTATCGAGCTGCCGCACTTCAACCCGATGGACATGGAGCCTGAGGTTGAGCCACAGCGAGTTGCACCAGCAAAAACGAAACCGCCTGAACCGCCAGCTGCAGAACCACCGCCAGTCAAGCTCCCCACAAAAGAACCACCAGCAGCAACAGCACCAGCGCCAACAGAGCAACCACCTGTCGAGTCAAAGCCACTGACTCAACGCATTGTTGAGGCGATTCCAACTATTCCGCAAGCGGTCAATACTGCAGGGACATCAGCCATAGCCGTATCAGCAGCCTTGGCAACTCCACTGCTGCTGAAGGCGATCAGGCCGACGATTAAGAAGTTGGCAAAGAAACTTCAGCAGGCAATCGGTAAGAAAGTCAAAGTTGAGAGTGTCAGCGAGCGTCGGAAGTTCCAGAGGTCGTTACGGAAATAGAATGAGTGTGGGGAAGGGGTTGGTGTGCTCGCACATCGCGGCACACCTTTTCATACGGACTGTTTTTGGCGAAGCGAATGCCCTTCATCATTAGCTCCCCACAGTGCTTAAGCCTGCTGATCTCAAAGTCGAGGCGCTTATTTGCCAGCAGTTGCTTCTGAAGAGCCAGCTGCGTGTCGACTGCTTCTTTGCAGCGACGTTGCAGACCTTGATCAAGCGGAATGGTCGCCTGTATAGATAGGCCGAGATTCCAGTTGTGATTGTCTTTCTGCCCAGTGCGCGTGTCCTTGAAGAACAACACATCGCCTGGATTGTCTAAACGTCCGTCGTCATCGAGGTCAGACAAGTCGTAAACAGGATCGTCATAGCTGTACTCGTAAGGCAGCCCCCATGACTTTGTCCTGTTGAGATACGGCGTTACGGTCAGCGTCGGCCCTTGACACTGAATGTTGCCGCCGTAGGTGTTCGTGATCGCAGAGCCTTGAAGGATCTGCACAGCCTGGTTCGAGACAGAGCCTGATGACGTAGCTGTTGGAGATGCTGTTGCTGATATGCCGCCTACATCTTGTGCGTTGACCGGCGCAGCAGCGATTATTCCGAGAAGGATGAAACCGTATCTGTGACGCTTGTGATTTCTGTGACGCGCTGGATAGTCGTCACGTTTGACAAACCTGGCCCTTTCAAACTCTCGACGAACTGAAACGCTTCGCCCGGTTTGACGATTGACCAGTTTGGCCGCTCTCCTAAAGAGGTCCATCCGTTGACCGTTGTGTTGGTGACAGGGTTAATTGCACCGTCTGGAGCGATGTTCACTCCGCTAGCACTGTATTCAAAGCCGGTCGAATAGTTCTCACTGACGATCGTTTCAGTCACCTTGCTAGTTGTTTCTGTATGGCTCGACATTGTGCCTTGCGTGAACTGAGGGACTACAGGCACAGCGCGAGCTGCTGGCGCAGAAAGCAACAGCAGCAAAAGCCAGCGCATCAGTCGACTTCAATGCTGAGGACCACTTGTCCTGTTGCAGTGGTGCCAGCGCCACCGGCCGTGATTGTCATTGCACCGTCAGAGGCGATCGTTCCGGCCAAGCTACCGGCCACGCCGCCAGACGTAGTTGTAGTGTTGCCGAGCATCGGCAGGCTAGTGACAACGCCGCTGCTTACGGAAGTCGCTGTAGGCGTGGCATCTCCTTCGATGTAGGACTCGCTGTAAGAGAAGGCGTCTCCCGCTGTCGTAATGCTGTATGCACCTGGTGTATAGCCCACAGCACTACCAGCTGTGAGAGTCCCGAGAACAGGAGCAGTATCGAGAGTGACGTTGCTCCCACTAACGCTAAGCGTCGAGCCAATACGAGAAGCCTGGGATGCAGCGCCATCGACTTGCAGTTGCACAGAGGACTGAATCTTGTGGGTGATGTCTGCCTGGGCAGGCATTGCAGCTGCCAAAGTGATCCCCAATACCAAAAGTGTGCGGGTCATTTGATGCCAGCTTTGGTGTCTTTGTTATCGACAATAGTCGGCTTCTTGTTGCCACCACCATTGTTTTTGCGCTCGATGCCGAACGATGCCATCGCGCCAGTAAGCAAAGAGGCGACGAACGTATTGTCCATTTTCATCTGGGGAAAGATGCCGAGATAAGACGCCGTGAGCAGCGCAGCACTCCACGCAAGCACCAAGGCCTTGACTACATCAGCCATACAGATGCCTTCTTTTTCGTGCTGCTCTTCTGAATTGTTAGCCATAGCAGGACAGAGCTACGCTTTAAGAGTAACTAGGTCAGGCAAATGCTTTTAGTCCTAAAGCCCTTGGTTATGACCATGTGGCGCTCAAGAGCGTTCAAAGAGCTGATTGTGGCGATGCTCGAAAAGATCGTCACTCGCACTGACAACGATCTCGACGACCTGGCGGTAAAGCATCTCAAGGATCTGCTGTTGCCTGACACCAGAGTTGACCACTAAGGCGTGTCCGGCATCATCCAAGTGACCTTGCTGCTGATGGCCATGGGCCTCGCCCTACTGCCGTTCTTCACTTTTTTCCGTGGTACGCCCCATCAGCTGGCTGCTATTGCAGAACTTGAGCGCACCTTGCCGCAAGACATATTGGATGAAGACGCGTCTTGGTTTGAGGCATGGCGCGCGAGCGGCATTGACCAAGAAGTCCACATGCGCACCTATTACCGGCAGCTCGACCTGCCTAACGGACAACGGATGTGCTTCACCAGCGCGTCAGCAATGGTCGCTGCTTTCCACAAAAAGGTCGACAGCCAAGAAGAGTACGAACAGATCCGCGCGAAGTACGGCCCAACGTCTTCTGTCATGGCTCATGTCTCTGCTCTCAACTCGCTTGGCCTGAGAGTGCGTTTCACGCAGAACGCCGATTCGTCTGACATTGAGGCTGAGATCGATCAAGGTCGACCAGTGCTCGTCGGTTGGCTGCACAGAGGTGATCTGCTGCGAGGCGAGCCGCCGATGTGCGGTTCATACAGCTGCGGCCACTGGAGCGTGATACATGGATATAGCGGTCGCTACTCCAACGACAGTGAATGGCTTATGTCAGACCCGATGGGCGTTCCTGATATGGCGCACGGTGGTCACAATGCTGCGCTCTCAGGTCATCGCGTCCGCGTTAGGCAGGCTGAGTTTCATCAACGCTGGCAAGCTGACGGACCGCGCAGTGGCTGGGCAATATTCGTAGACGAGCCGTAGATTGACGTTTTGACGATCACGCATGGCAGTTCTGTGTGACTGGGAGATTCAGGCTCGATGCAGCAAGAGTCAGATGGTCGTACCGTTCAATCCTGATCTGCTTAACCCGGCAAGTCTCGATGTGCTGCTCGGCGATCATTTGATGGTTGAGAACGTCGTCAACACTGAGTTGATGCGCGTCGACATCTCACAGAAGTCAGAACATGACCCGTTCATGCTTCAGCCCGGCGAGTTTTGCTTGGCTGAGACACTTGAGCTGTTTAACCTGCCCGACGACATCAGCTGCCAATTTGTACTCAAGTCAAGCCGCGCACGATCTGGTCTTAATCACCTGCTTGCAGGCTGGTGCGATCCAGGCTGGCACGGCTCAAAACTCACACTCGAACTGAAGAACGAACGACTTCACCACGCACTACCTCTATGGCCTGGCCTGAAGATTGGTCAGATGGTCTTTCATCAGATGTCCAGCGCGCCGCTCAACAGCTACGCAGTCACCGGCAACTACAACAATCACCTAACCGTGATGCCGAGCGTGGCGTGATGACTACAAGCTCGCTATAGCTGGCGTACTCCTGCAGGCACGACAATGGGCTGGGCAGACTGGATGATTGTTGAGCAGTCTCTAGAGGAAGAGCTACAGCTAGAGCGAACGGTGCGAGAGATACAGAGCTGTGACGACAAAGACGCGTTGATGCAGCTCTGTGTGGCTATGGCGCAGCAGAATTGGCATCACAGCAAGATGTTGCGACAGGCTGTAAATCACATCGCGTCTATGGACGCTGCTTTGTTGCCTGGTGACTAAGATCTGTGTCTCATCCTTTTTAAGGGCGAGGACAAGTGACCTGCAGCGGATCAGGTGTGAGGAGCGTCAGGCGCGC